TTACACCTATATCATGCAGAATGTCTCCTGTATTTGATTCAATCATATCCTCAAAAACAATCATTCTGTCATTACTCATTATCTATCTGACCTTAATCCTTTGATAAAACCTCTAATACCGCTACCAACAATATTATCAATTAAATCAACCAACCAAGGCTCTATAGTAGAGTTCCATACTTTTTTAGTAACACTCCACTTTGCTAGTCCTAAAGTAATTGCTACTCCAAGACCATAAAATAGACTTTCTACTTTTGATGCTATTTTATCATTTGGAACTAATTTTAAAGCCCATAATACTGCTGCAGAAGCTCCACCTCCTACAACCATCATAGGATTACTTGTTACTGTTCCTAATAATGTATCTAACATATTATCTCCTATTTATTCTAGTAAATATACGACTATTCTTCTAATCTTTACAATTATAATCCGCTTGCATCACCAAAAGCAGGAGCAGTAGCAGAATTAACTGTACCCGATACATACCATAGCGTTCCATTACAAACTAATTCAACTACAGTACCTACATCTGCTAAGGTCAATGTCAGATAATCATTACTATTATAATCTGATACTACAGATACAACTTCATCTCCACCTGACCCAGCATCAGTATCTAAGTGTGCTACGCCTCCATAAAAATAATTAGTAGCACTTGGACTTATAATCTCTAAATCATAAGAACCTTTCTTAGTAATCATAAATTTAAAATTAAGACCAGCTTCTGCTGCTGGTAATGTTACTGATATATCATTAGATGTTGTATCTACTGCTACAATTCTACCACTATCAAATTTATCTAACGTTTTACTTGCAGAAGTTTGAACAATAGGAGACATTGTGTGGCCTCCATCATTATCTAATACTACAGTAGCAGGAACAGTAATAGATGTACCAGATTCATTAAATCTTAAATATGAATAACCATCAGTAGTATTTTTAATATCGAATTGAGTATCCCATATTAAATCAGTATCTGCAGCAAATGTTACGTGACCACCAGCTGCTAATGTTCCAGCTAATGTTACATTTGCACCTGATGTAGTAATAGCTGTCGTGCCATCACTTGCTTTTATATCATTGCCACCTAAAGTTAAATCTCCATCTATTTGTAAATGGCCAGATTCATCCAACTCAGCAATAGTAGATACACCAACACCACTATAAAATCTATATAATTGAGTAGATTCATCATTATCATTATCTATTCTAAAATCCATATGCCCATCAGACTTAATAGATAAATCTCCATCTGTAGTACCTTCAATAACACCACCAGATACTTTTAAATCACCAGTAATAGTTAAATCTTCATCTGTATCTAAAGTTAATGCTGCTGTTCCTTCAGAGTTATATATTATATTATTTGCAAGTTTAACACCAGCAGTTGCTGTAAATAATGGAGTGGATATAACTCCTCCTGTTCCTTTAGGAGTAAAAGTTATATCTACATTAGAATCACTACCACCAGTAGTCAATGATATTGTATTACCAGCTGCTGAATTTGTTACACTTAAATAATTTACTGCATCAGCAGTAGCGCTAAATCCAATTAATTCGTTTCCACTATGGTCCTTAACAAATTGACCATTGCCTATAGCCAAACCAGAACTAAAAGTTGACATGGCTGAAAATGTTAATGCTGATGTAAAAGTTGTTAAAGCTGTATCTGTTGTGCCATCAGCGTCTAAAGTATAAAATAAATCACCTGCATTGCCTGAAGTTGCGCCAGTGAAAATTAATTTTTTATAAGTTGTTGATATGGCACTTCCGGCTAAAGTTCCCATCTATACTCTCCTATTGTTTTGCCCATACTGTTTTATTTGAAACATAAAAGGCGTTTGTTGTTAAATCTTCCCAATTACTAGTTACTTCTTTTAATGTAAAATTACCTGGATAACTTTTAAAATTTGCAGCAGTAGGCTTAATAGACCTTGCTTTTTTATAAGTATTCCCACCGCTTCCTTTTCTACTATCTAATGCTGGCATAATTAAAACTCCTGTGGAACTATTTGTCCACTTGTTAAATAACTACTTCTTGCAAATTTCCTAGCTCTTTTAACCATTATTTCATATTCATTGTTAAAATATTGAGCTAATTCTATTTTCATATTTCTTGGCTCTTGATAACCTAAAGCAATTGCTTTATATGCTAATGCTTCATGAAATTGAGCAGGAATTTCTTCTAATGGACCATAAAAATTATCTGTATACGAAACTGAATAATTTGAATCATTTCCAACTGGAAAATGAGTCGGTAATGACAGACCCTTAATAAGTAAGGATTTAGCTTCACTTATAGATGTTATAGTAGTAGTCACCCCATCTGTAGTAGTTGAAGTTTTTCCTTCTTCTATAATGCCTAATCTACCTCTTTCAGTAAACCACATTCTTTTAGGATTTGTATAATGAGGCATTATATATTGTCCTCCTCTAATTCATAGTCATCAATAATAGGCTTAGTTGTGCTTCTAGGTATCCTAACCCCATTTAAAAATACTTCTTTAATTTTAAATAGACCATCTGGTAATATATAAAATCTTTGATTTGCTATAGTTGTACCAGTATCACCTATTTCTGATACTGCATCGAATTGCGTATCAACTAATTCACTTTTCATACATAAATCATCTGCTGCTCTATTTAATAAATGCCTTATTTCATTTTCTTTTAAATGAGGATGATGTTGTTCTACTAATTCAATTAGATTTTGTAAATTCATTATTTATCCTCCTCAATGCCAACATTTCTCCAAGGTAAGTTTAATCTACTAGCTTCCATTTCAAACCATTGTTGTAACTGTTGCATTTGAGCTTGTTGTAGTTGTAATAACTCAGCATCTTCATCTTCATGTACAGCTTCACTAATTTTAATTTGCATAATATTCATAGCACTTTTAATAATAGCAAGTAATTGCGCTTCTTTTGGATATCCATCCATTGCTTGAACCATATAAGATTCATCATCATGATAATCATTAACTTCATAATACCAATATTTAATATATGAATAATATTCATTAGAAGGCTCTCCAGTAAACCCTTCTGATGGATTTGCAGAACTATCAGGTGATATAAATAACCTGCCTCCATCTGAAATAGTGTAAACAGGATTTTTAAGCGCATTACCATGATAATAAAGACTATCAGTATTTAAACCTTCTCTAAATTTAGACCAAGATACTTCTTTACATTGATACCAAACTCCAGATGATTTTCTCCATGCTGATAATACTTTATAACTTCTCATAGCATCACTGCCACTTCCTCCTCTAACTAATCTTCCACCAGCACTAAAATTAGGGACAGATATTCCACTAACATTATCATTTTGCCATAATTCAGATGTAGTAGGTATTATATCAGCAACAAAATTAAACCCAGCTTTATATAACTCTGGATGCTCTGTAGGCGAAAATTCCCCTACAATATTTTCTATCATTTGTGCATGTGTTGACAAAGTCTGAGTCATTTATTTATTTATCCTTTTTTTCTTCAACAATTTCAGGTTCTTCTTTCATGCCTGTTAAAACTTCAATAGCTCCTGCAAGCTTAAGACCGATTTGGCTTAATCGTTCCACTTCTTTTACTACCTTAGCATATTCTTCTTCAAGTTGTTTTAACTTATCTTCTATCATACTATCTCCAGTTTATTAAATCTTATAAATATTCTACATGAAAAATAAAATGTAAATCATCAACTCCTTCATATGTAGCAGCTTCTTTTGCAAGACCAGCAAAATGAACACTAGTTGAGTTAGCATCTGCTTTTAATATTATTGGTGTAGGATGAAGAGTACTTTGACCATACTTTCCTCCACCTGCAAATAATTTTACACCTCCTAAATCAATATCTACATTACTTGTATCAAATGTTATTCCACCTAAAAAATTTGCTGCTAATGCATTTGCATCACTTATAGCAGGACCGCCAGAACTACCTGGAGATAATGCTCCTATTAAATCTTTACTTGTTTGCATAAATACGATACTTATATCTTTTTGAACTGCTCCAGAATCACTTAATATTGATACTGCTAATAATTTAGAAGCACCACCTTCTACTTGAACAGCATTAGGAATTTCTGTTGTTAAAAATAAGACATCTCCAGCAGAATATGCGCTAGTTGATATTGTAGGAGTAACTCTTATTACTTCACCTTTTAATGGAGGAGTAGCACTTCTTGCTTGTGTAGTCCCCGCATGTTTTACTGTTAAACTCATTTTTTCCCCTAAGTTATGTTAGGGGGCCATAGAGACCCCCCAACGATTACATCATTATGATGGGTCAGCACCAATACCGCCAATACTAAAACCTATGCCAGAATTAGTTCCATCAAGCCAAAGCTCAGTAGCTTCAGAACCTCCACCGTAACCATTTGCAGCAATCATAACAACTTTAACATATTGTGCATTTTTAGGCACAATAAATGCTTCAAGAGTATCATCTGCTGTAAGGCCAGTTTCTGCATCACCTTCAGTTGCCTTGGCATCATACCAAGTTTGCGAACCAGAAGTTAATGCTGCTGAAGGGTCTGCACCTACTCCGCCAACAGTTACATCTTGCCCAGAATCCATTGTATACTGAACTTTAGCAGTAATATTTGTAGCTTCATCTGCTTGAGCCAACACAAGTGTATGCCCAGTGCAAGGAAGAGAACTTCCAGATGTTTCTACAGCTCCACCACTAGAATTAGCAGCAACAGTAATAGTTTCTGTAGCTTTAATGTAACCATCTTCTTTTGCGTATGTAAATGCCATAAGATACCTCCTTAACTAAACTTCAGAACAGCATGAGTTTCTGGTAAGCTTATTTCAAGACCAGCTTCTGTAATAACTTGGTCTTGTCTACCGTCAACGCCTGGGTTCTGAATGTTAGTTTCGATAAAAGTATCCCTGCTTACACCATTACCAACTAATGGTCTATAAGCTACATTTTTCATATCAACTGCTACACAATAGTCTTCCCATGGTCCTCTTAATAGAGGTTCAGCAACAAAATGTAAATTACCAAATATAGTATTTACCATTGTTACGTTATGCCCAAAAGCACCAGGAATAGTACTAACGTCTAGCTTATATTGAGATGAACCTACTGAATTGTTCAAGAAAGAGCCACTACCTAACTTGTTTAAGTAAGTAATAACTTTTCTAGAAGCAAGAACTAGCTTATTGCCAGAATTTCCACCTTCAGGTGCAAAATAATCTTCCATTGCATCTAAGAAAGCATCGTATCCAGAAGAAGCATAAGTCATGTTATACACCTTACCATTAGCTTCAGTGTAAGGAAGTATTCCATGAGTATACCTAACAGCTGTAGCTCCAGCAGTAGCATTTCCTAATCCTAATAAAAATGCTTGCTCTATATCCATCTTATGTTCCATAAGTTTATCTTGCCAGATTCTTTGAAACTCATTTTTAGAACCTCTGTATTCTGTAGCAAGAGCTGTTCCTGAAAATATATTCATGCCAGTTTTAAATATTTGGCAATATCCTTCAGAATCAGCCATAATATCTTCCCAGCCAACAGGACTATCAGTTCCCTCTGTCCAAGCAGAACCAATTACTTGGCCTTTTTGTCCAGCATTCATGTCAGCACCACTAGCAACAGCATCAACAGCAATTAAAGATTCACCAGTAATTTCTGTATGTCCGTTAGTTGCATCATGATTGATAAATTTTCCATTACCTGCAGCTGTATCATCATTAGATGTTACTACCGCATCTTCATCGATTTTAAATCGATATACTTTGCTATCACCATCTGAATAAATTGCAAGAACTTGTCCTGGAACAATGTAATGACACTCTTCTTCTGAAGAAGATATTTTTCCATCTTTTGTGTAATTACATGAAATGTGTAAATCGGTTCCAGCAGCTACTGCAGCTCCTGCAGATACTGTACCTGGGTCCCAATCTTCTCCTGTTGATACAAAGAAATTTCTTCTTTGCCATTGATGACGTTGTTCTAAAAACTTAAACACAGGGTCATTAGTCGCTTTCTTTGCTACCTTAGATAGATATACAAAAAAAGGAGACTGTTGAGGAGCGAGTTCTGCAACTCTATCCCCAAAATTAAAGACTCTACGAGTATTGTCTAAAGAAACGCCTGTGCCAGTAGCATTGGCACTAATACTTGTAAAATTAGCCATTTCTATCTCTCTTTATTTAACACCCAATCCTATCAACTGCTTTCGCCTTCTAGGTGAGTGCCCCATACGGGTTACCAAGGATTTTTACTTTTAAAATCCGATATCATGTTATCCATAATTTGGTCTTCTGATGAAACTTGATTCTGTCCAGCTGTAGGTTGTACTCCCATAGGAGATGGAACCTGTTGAGCTCTTTGAGCTTGCTGAAAAGCCTCAGAAGGCTGAGCAGTCTGCGGTGTCGCAGGGTTTACTGCTTGACCTTTTTGTAGTCTGTACAGTTGAACCAAATTGTCTACCGTAATAGATGAAGGGTCTGACATAGTTTTGATAAACTCTTGAGTTTCTTGTTGAGACATACCATAATGACCTTGAACAAGGTCAGACACTTCACGCATTTGATTTGCTTGTTGTATCCTAGCTTGTCTAACTCTTTCAGCTTCTTGTTGTTGAGACTGCATTTTTTGCATATTCTCTTGAACTAAAGCAGTTTCATATTGGTTTCTTAACATGCCATACTCATCCATGTTATCTCTCCATTCATCAACTTCATCTAAGTACCTAGCAGATTCACTGTTAGGGTCTTCATAGGCTTCTTGCCTATTAAAGCTTCGTGGTTTAACAGGTTTTTCTGGAGGTGGAGGAAATTCCTCTTGCACTTGTTGCTCAGGAGTCATTGCTTGCTGAGGTTGAGGTGCATTTTGTTGTTGTTGAAATTGTTGCAATTGCTCTTGCACTTGCTTCAATTCATTATCTCTTTTAGCTGCTTGAGATTGCCAATACTCAAAACGAGTATCATCATTCTTAGCTTCTAAAGGTTGAGTTGTTTCCTGTGTTGAGGGTGCCTCTTGAGGGGCCTCTTCTCCAGATGGTTCTGTAAACGCATCGGTTGGAGTTAATGTATTATCTTGTGTGGAGCTCTCTGGTGCAGATTGTTCAGCGGGTGCATTAAATACACTTTCGTCAAACAATGGATTTGCTCCTTGAGAGGTGTCCGTTCCTTGATTATCTACCATTATTCTTTCTCCTGTTTTTTAGCCTGCTTCTTCCCACCAGAAGAAGGTTGAGGCTCTTGTGTTGAGTTAAGCTGGTCTGTGACCTTTTGCTTAACGGTGGAAAGCACGTCATCAAGACGTTTTTCATATAAGGTGCTTGCAGCTGTAGATTTACTGCTAACTTTGTCAAGGTCTGCTTTAAACTTCTCTATTTCCATACGCTTGCGTAAGTTAACTGCTTCTCTATCTCTAGTCTGTAAATCACCTTTAAGTTTTTCAATTTCTTCTTGAGACTTTTTAAGAGCTTGATTAAGCTGAGTAATGGTGTCCATTCTCTGT